TCAAAGAGCCATTCCGAACCTGTTCGGCACGCACCTGGTCCTGCAATTTTATGATCTCGGGAAGCGTCTGGGTCTCGAACAGGAATTTGGCCTTCTCAAACTGCAACTTCGCGTCTTCGAGTTCGTTTTTGCGCGCAAGTTCGATATTGGACTGCTGCTGCTCCTGCATTTTCTGCAGTTCCATCGCCATCGCCTTCTGTTGCTCAGGCGTCGGCGGGGGCGGGGGCGGCGGTGGAGGCGGCGGCTCGCCGGATTCGGCGGCTTCCTTCTGCGCGATCGCGGGCGGCAGCAGAAACTTGGCGCGCTCGGCGATCTTGTCGGCCAATGGCCAATCCTGCGCCTTGATGAACAGGTCCATGAAGATCGAGGCGCCCTGCGGCCCAAGCGTCCGCATCATTTCGGTCATGCCGTCGCGGGCTTCCTCGCGCTTGGTCGAATAGCTAGCCCCCATCTCGACCGCAACCTGATAAGCGCCGACCGTCACATCGTTGAGGCCAATCCCAGGCCCTGATCCATCCTCACTAAAGCCCGGCTGGTTGATCGGCAGCTGGTCGATCTTGCCGTCCTCGCCCGCAATCTGGATCGTGCGCTTAGTGTCGTAAATCTGCGGGATCATATTGACGATGATCTGCCCGGTGCGCTGTATCGCGCTGCCGAAATTGGAAACATAGACGAAGGTTCCAGTATCGCCCTCGTTCTGCCGGGCGCGGATCGCAACTCCCGAGGTTTCGTTCGACTTGGCGCCGAGCGCGGCCGGATAAATGCCCGTGTTGGCATTCATCGCGCCTTGCATTTCAACCGTGAGGCCGTCAAGACTTTGAGTATTAGTTGATGGGTCGTTGCGCTGTGGCGGGGGAACGCCGTTTACGTGCGAATATTCCAAGTACGGCCAATTACGGCGGTTCGCAGTCTCCCATTGATCCACGTATTTCTCGAATTGCTCGCGAGTGCCGATCCACGGCGATTTCGGCGCCAGCGCGATCAGCTCCGTCTTAGTTGAAATGGCATAATTATAGATGCGCTGCACATCGCGCAGCCCGCGCACCACGCCGCGGCGGATCGTAGCGCGGCCGATCTGCACTTCCTCGCCGATCAGCGGCACAATCGGAATATCAGGACCGGGCCATTTCTCCGGTCCCTCGATGATCTCATTTGCCGTCACCAAGGCGCGCCAGACGCAATGGCCATCACGTTCCTGGAGCTGGGCGCCCGCGGCCTTCGCGACCTGCTGAGCGTCCAGATCGTCGGTTACGTCATCGATCGCGCCGGTGGGATAGAGCGCAAGCAGCTTCTTTTCCGGGTCGATGTAATACCATTCGGAAATACGCACATGATCGTCGGATAGCCAAGCCGTAAAGGCCGCGGGCGTCTGCGGCGAGAGCACGTCGGGCGTAGCATCAGGATAAAGCCGTTCGAACTTCTTGCGCTCCATATCGACGGGCACGAAGCAGAACATTGCATCGGAGCGATCAATTCTAACCGCATCCGGGTCCCACACCACGGCGACGCCATCGGGAATTGAATCGATACGGATTTCCTGCGCGAATGTGTTCTGGCTGGCATATTCGTGCGTGACGCGCCAATGGCCAATTCCGCAACCCGCCTGCTGATCGGCGCCGGCGAAGTAGATGTGCTGCGCGTTCGACCGTTGCTCGATGTAGCGGATCATGCCCGGCAGCACTTTGGCTGCAATCTCTTTCGATGCCGCGTCATCGATCGGCACGACCTTGATGGCGGGCTTCATCTGGCGCATGTCGCCGGTAACCTGACGGACGAACTGCGGCACCTGGTTGACGATCAGCGCCGGTCGGCCTTCATCGGTGCGCTCCGTCAAGGCGTCGGCGTCCCAATGTTCGGTTTTGTCGTCGCCGATCATGCGCAGATCGCGATAGGCTTCCTCCTGATTGTCGCGATCCTTGTTCCAGCCGGCTTGGTATTCGTCCTTCATGCGCTCGATGAGCTTGTCGAGCTGGGCCTCGGTGAGTTTAACCTTGGCGGGCTGCTTTGCCTCCGCGCCGTAGGCGGAGCCATTTGCCTTGCCGTTGCCGAGTGTCCCGAGTGGCTTGCCATTGCCACCCGGGACCGCGCCAGCGGGCTCGACATCAGGATCAGGCTCTGGCTTGTCGGCAAGGAAATAAGAACGGCGGCGCGACGCCTCGCCGTTCATAGTTCCATTGTTGCCGCGACGCGTTGCCATTTTATTTCCCAACGTCTTCGGTACCAATGTCTTTCGGCAATTGGCCGCGCGGTATAAGACGGGCCGGAAGTTTTCCTTTGTTCCACGGAAATGTGTAGTTGGTTCCTAATGCGCGTTGAATTTCATTAGCCCATATTTCCAACCCGAGCGGCAACGGCGCCTCAGTGAAAGTATGTTGGCGCTCTCGAATCGTCGGCTCCCCGATTCGGCTCTCAACATTGGGCGCGCCGCGAGCGCCAAAGCTCCACAGTCGGTCTGAGAGGGACGGAGGAGAGATCGGCATTAGCGTGCCCGGATATACCTCGCCTCCACGCGGAATGTCATAAAGTCCGGCCTGCTCTTGCAAATCTGGATAATCGCCATATCCACCGTTCTTTGGTGCCACGCGCTTTCCGAGTTCGGCAAGCGTTGTCCATTCATCCACGTGTCACATCCCGAGATCGGTCAGCGGCACATATCCCGCCGAGCTGCGCTTTGGCTTAGCCTTCTTTGGCTTGCCCGCGCGTTGCGGCAGCGTCTTGCCCTCGCTCGCCGCGTTCCATTCATCGACGTTGACGCCCTGCGCTTCGAGTTTGCCTCGATTAGCATTGAAATAGGCTTGTTGCGCTTGGCTCTTGAATGGCATCACTGCGGCCCGTACTTGCGTGCGACATAGTCGTCGAGGTCCTTGCTTTGCTTGGCCTCGCCGAGCTTGCGGTTCGCCTTGGCGACGATCTTGTCATACTCTGCACGGGAGAGTTTGCCGGCCTTGAGCTGCTGTTTAGCGCGCGCTTTGGCGTTGCCGGCGTGAGAGCGATCTTCGATTGGATAACTCCGATCGGGACCCGCGAATTCGCTAGTCGGCAGCGCATTCCGCGTTTTCGCTCTCAGCGTGGCCATGTCAGCTACCTCTCACCCTCGCAGCGGCCTCAAGCGCGAACCTGATGCGCTCGCGGGTTTCGTTCCAGGCGGATGGATATGCCTTGCGCCAGTCGGCGACATTCTTCCAGCGCTCGCGAACATAAGCCTCAGTGGCGGCGTCGAGCTCAGCGTCGGGAATGTCAGGCAATCTTAACCTCCCATCCATGAGCCGCGCCCGCGAACGCGCTTGCGCTCCTGCGCGATAAACGGCTCTTCGTAAGCGACCGCCATCAAGCCGAAGGCATCAGCCGCATGAGAGGACCAGTCGTGATCCGGTCCCAAGCCGATGTTACGGTCCTCGTCCTTCTTCTCGTGATAGTAGCCCAGCGCATCGCGGCCGGGTTCCGTCGTCGCCTCATTGAACCAGCAACGCGGCAGGATGCGCCTGACGGCCTCGATGCGCTGCGCCGCGGCGCCCGTTCCTTGATTCGGGATCGGCTTGGTCTCAAAACCGGCGTCCTTCAAGTGAGTTTCATAGGTCTTCCCGGTAATGACGTTATGGTTCAATCCGTCGTGCGGGAGAACGCAAAGGGCCTTTTCGTAGCCTCGACTACGTAGTTCGTTGACGTAGTGGGCCAACACCTGACCCACGCCCTCGATATAGTCGAGTATACGTATTTCTCGGCCGGCCCACTGAACGATCCATATGGCCATTGCGTCAGCTCTAGCCCCTGAACCTCCAAGGTCAAAACAGGCTCGTAGTGGCAAGAGCGGGTCGGCTGTGACATTGCCAATGCGTCCTTGCGCTTTCGCTTCAGCGAGGCCGCGCGCGAAATAAGCCCCTTCGAACGCTCTGGCGTAGTCGCCTTCCCAGATGTGATCATATCGATCGGGATAGAGCCGCAGGTCACGCTCGCGCTCGCTCTCAAGAACGCCATTCCACCACGGATTGTCGCGCCAGTTCGATTTGACGATTGTCCCATCCGACGGCGAGAGCTGCCGCATGAAGGTGTCGATGGCATCTTTCTTGCGAGTCGGATTCCACGATGCCCAGATTTCAGAACCCTCAACTCGGATGGTAGGGCGCAGTAGCGCCAGACTGCGATCGCTTAGGGTCTGAGCTTCTTCAACCCAAGCGATACGGCAGCCTTCGAGCGACTTGATCGTCTCGGCCGTATGGTCCTGCATACCCTGGAACATGATCAGGCCCCGTCCAGGCGTCACGATCTCTGTCTTCGTGACATCGAACATACCGCCGACGCCGAGCGAATCGATCTTGGTCTGGATCAGGAACTTGCTCGATTGAGCGAGGGATTTCTGATATTCGCGGACACAGACTGCCCGCGTGGCGGGGACACGAAGGCATTCCTCAACCATGAGCTCGGCGAAGAAATGCGACTTGCCGCTGCCACGGCCGCCCCACGCGCCCTTGTAGCGCGCAGGCTCAAGAAGGGGACGGAAGACTTTCGCGGTCTCTATTGTGAGGTTCAATAATCACTCGCGTAATGGACGCCACCAGCAAAGGCCCCCCTTCAAGGCCAGTCAACTCGGTTTGATTTGGCACCAATGCCCCCGGAGTCATTTTGGCGAGCAAGGCAAGCGCAGCATTCTTGTCGCTGGCCTTCACGTCATCGGGAGCGATCTTGACGCCTGCGATCTCTGCAACCTGCCGCTTTATCCAAGCCACGTCGACCACAACAAGGGCGGCCTCCGTTTCTTGGAGTTCGGTGACGCGCGCTCGAATCGCGGGATGATGCGAGAGGCGCCGGGCGTTGGCCTTGAAGGATGAGCCGTCCGGATAGCCGGCCTCCCGTGCCGCATCCTCAGCGGTCCATCGAGAAGCGAGAAGCTGGGCTACCTTTTCGTGCTTGGGATTGCGAATAACTGACATGAGTTTGAGTCGAAGAGAGTCCGCATGGACTCATTTCTGAGCGGATATGGACTCATATATGCCTGAGAAGTTCGAAGTCGAGGCCGCCTCACCATTCCCCACCCCAGCCACCGCCTCTCCCACCTAGATATGCGCGACTGTTGCCGCCGTACCAATTGTAGCGCACGAGCGGCGGCCGATATGCGGGCGCGCGGTCCATCGAACGCTCCGCCATGTGGTAGCCATTGTAGCCGCGGTAAGGCAGTCCGCCTCCGTAATAGCCGCCCCGATAGTACCCTCCGCCGTAATAGCTGGGATACCAAGCGTATCCGTGACTCGGATACCAGTATTGAGCGGAAGCCGGCGCGACAAGCATAACTAGCGCAAGCATGGATAGGATAATTCGCATCGGTCCTCCTACAAAAAGAGCCGCCCGCGAATTGCCAGCGCGAGCGGCTCAAGTACGTATGGGAGGAAGTCAACACAGACGCCGCGAGGGCTCGCCGATCGCAGCGCCTATCCTATGGATAAGAAAAAGCCCCGCTGATGAGGCGGGGCCTGTCTGACGGGCCGGGGCACAAAGCCTTCATGCCGCCAGTGGGATTGTTGAGTTCGGACGCGCCGCACACCCTCGATTCTCTAACCGATGGCTGCAAGATGCTCGTGAGATGCAAAAACGCGTCTCGGGGCGCCGAAGATGTCCATAAGTAA